CGTATCTTCCGTCGGGTTGATCACAAGCGGCGTCACGCCCCGCACAAACACCCGCCGCCCCGGCTGCAACTGAAACTCCCCGGTTTCAAACCGCGCCGGCAGCGCCGCGCCCGTCATCTGATACAGTTTGCCGCCCTGGAACGCCGCCACAGACCGCCCCCGCGCCCGGAATTCCGCACTGTCAAGCGTCGGGTTCCCCACCGCGTCAAGGTCCGGGTAAGTCGTCGAATACTGCTCAAGCGTCAAGCCGTCCTGGCCTGAACCGAAAACAACGTCCACTTCCAGATCAACGACAGACCAGCGGTCAGTTTCCCAATTGAAGCACAAGATTGCCGTGACAACGCCGGAAGCGTTCGGAATGGCCCAGAAGATGCAGCGGTTCGGCCAATCCGCCGCGCCCTTCACCCTGTCAAGATAGTTCTGCCCGGCGTTCTTCACAAACCACGACCAGACACGGCCCCGGCTGATCGTTTGCGCCGGCCCGCCGTCTGTGAAGAAAAACCCGTCTTCCGCCAGGAAATAGGCCCGATCCCCCACCGCCACGACGCTTGCGGTCGAAGCGCAACCGCGCTGCCGATCAACCACTTCCTTCTGAAAGACCGAAGCGCCACCGGTGTAGTAAATCCGGCTAATCCCGTATTTCTGAAACACCATGCCGAACCGCCAGCCGGTAATCGCCGTGACCGGGCCGAATTCCTGCGGCATGTCCACCGCGTCCGACTGCAACCCGACATCGGTAGCCCATGCCCCGGAGGGATTGTTGAACGGCGACCAGCGAATGCGATAGGGCTGGTTGCTTGCATCCGTATCCGTCAGGTTGCCCATAAACATGAAATCGGCAATCCGCGCCATGGCCATTCCGCTGGGCACCGTCCCCGCCACCGCCGCGAATGTCGTGTCGGTGTCCACATCGTCCAGCTTCCATGTGTCCCCGCCCTTGCATGTCGCATAGATTTCCTGCCCGAAGCGCACGAAAACGACATACTCGGTCAAAGCCAATGCCAGCCCGCTGGCCGTCACCGTGCCGGACACGATAACTTTCAGATCGCCCGCCGTTGCGCAAACAGTCACGCGCGTCCCGTCCGTCCGCTCGAACATTGCCGCGCTCAGCACGGCCGCCCCGGCATCCGCAACCTGCGCAGAAAACCCCAGCGCCGGCTGGTAGCCGTTCGGGCTGGGCAGCGCGTTGCGGCACTCCTCAAGCCCGGGGTTCTTGAAATCTGACTGGTCAGGCAACCATTCGCCGAACGGGATTTCAATCATGGCGCGGTCGCCACAAAAGGCCGCAGCGGCGCGCCCGCAAAGCGGTCTGTCCTGTCCGCAACCTGCGTCATGCGCTTGGCCTCCTCATAGGCGGCTTTCCAGACAGCGGCGGCTTCAATATCCCGCGTCAGTGTCGCATGGTGCGCCAAGGCCCCGTAAATGTAAATCGACGGATAGGCATCGAGGATAGCATTGGTGTCCCCATCCGCCGAAAGGTCATCAAGCCTGGCATAATACCGGATTTCCAGCGTTTCCGCCCCGGACGGCGCCGGGTTCAGCAATAGAAACCCGTCGCCCACCGCGTATTCGCGCGGCGTCCCGCTGGTTTCGTGCCCCTGGTGCAGCGCCTGCAGCGATGTCGGGCGCAGCGCAACGCGCGGATCAGTATCCCGGTAAACCGCCAGAACCGCCATGAAATCGGCCGGCAGCGACACTTCCGCCGCCTCGACAAGGGAAACGGTGTCCTCCATTTCCCGAATGCGCAGGCTGCGATTGATGTCCGCCGTTACCATCTGGTAACACATCTCGGCCGGCGCGCGCCCGATCTGGGCCAGCAGGGCCGCCTTCAATTCCGCGTAGGTCATCGGTAACTGCCCTCCCGAACGCGAAACTTGGCGAATTCGCCGCTGTGAAGCTTGGCGTCGATGATTTCCCGCATGGCCTCATGGTCATCCCATGCCTTGCCGGCTTCCTGCATCCATTGCGCGACGACAATCATCGGGATTGACCCGACATGCCAGCTTTCCGAGGCCAGCACCGGCGCCCCGGCATCCCGCAACATGCGCGCCCGATCAAGCGCCGGCTCAACGTCCTGTTGCTTGTGGTGGACAACGCTGTTGCCCTCGATAATCAGCCGCTCAGGCATTCCGCGCCGCCCCGCGTTCCACCAGCGCCGCCGCAAGGTCAGCGTCCAGCGCGTAAACCATGCCGCGCAAGCCCTTCCGGCCATCGCCGAAATGCACATGCGGCCAAAGAATTTCGATCTCCACAACCGCGCCCGGGATATTGTCCTGCGCTGCGGCTTTTCTGGGTCGGGCCATCTTGAAACCTCCATAGGGTAGCGGGGGCCGCAAAGCCCCCGCCGTTTGCTTAGACAGTCGCCGAGAACGGCGTGGCCTCGGTGCCCGTGGCATCCGAAACCATTTCCACGGCCCACAGGGTTGCGGCGATGTCGCGGACGCGCACAAACGCCCCCACTATGCCGCCGGTGCTGGTCCCGTTCATGGTGATCGTGTCGGCCGTTGCCCCAGCCGAGGCAAAGCCGACAGTGGTGTCGCCGGCATCCTGGAACAGGGTCGCCACGCCCGCCATCGTGTCGGTAGCATTCGCCACCTTGATGATGTGGTTGTTCGAGGTCACCGTGGTCTTGACGATGAATTCGAACAACACGCCGGAGCCGGTCGCGGCCGGAAGCGTGACAGTGGTCCCCGCCGCCCGGTCAAGGACGATCGGGACACCGCCATGCGCGGCCGCATCGGCCGTAAGGGTCGCGGCCGTGACCGTGACGACGCCGAAATTGGGTTTGTATTCAGAAGCCATCTTCGTATCTCCTTACGACAGATCGAAGACGCCGCCGGACGCCTTCTCGTTCAACGACATCAGCCCCAGCTCGGTCACGACCTGGCGCTTTTCATTGTCGCCCGTCTTGGCCAGCGCCTCGCTCCGCGTTCCGCGCCGCACACCGACGCCCCACATATCCTTTTGCAGGATAAACAGGTCGCGGGTCCGGTTTTCACGGGTCGGGATGAATTCCACACGGCCCCACGGGGTCACGTAGACATCCATCGTTTTCACCACTTGGCCGGAGGCCGCCGTGATGTTGGACCGCTGGTTGTTGTTGCCCGTGAAGGTCAGCGCCGTGGTCATTTGCCCGGCCGAGAGAAACACGACTTCCGGCCGGCCGCCGGCCTGCCAGATCGACTGCAGAACGGTATCAAACAGCGCCTGCGTCAGCGCGCGCGGCGTGCCATCCGTCCGCGCCGTGGTGCCCAGCGACCCGTCAGCCCCGCCGACGCCGGCCGAGGTGTTGGTGTCGATCCATGCGCCCAGGCCAGCCGTGCGGCGCGCCAGGGTGTCGGAACCGGAAACCCGGATCTGGTTGGCGAAAAGCGCCTTCTCGATATCCAGCTTCTGTTCCTTGGCGATCTTGAGGGTTTGCAGGGCCATCTCCGCCCCGCGCCCGGCCTTGTCAAGGCCATCATCGGAACCGGGGATAACCACGGCATCCTTGAAAATCTGGGCATAGTTGCCCAGCCGCACGGTGGCGGTGCGCGCGGTCGCAACCGTGTCATCGCCCTCGATGTGCGCGTTGTCGGCCGATGCGCGCAGCGTGTCGGTCTGCCATTCGAAGAAGGCATTGGACGCCTTTTTCTTCTTGGCCATGCTGTAGAACGGCGTTTCCTCGGGCGAGATGTCATAAATCACGTCCGAAAGGTCTTCCCTGATCCCGGCCATGTCGTAGGACGAGAACGTGTTGACAGGCTGTGCCATGTCCGTTTCCTCTTGATGATGCGCTTATCAGGAAGGACGCATGATCAGCGCCAGGGCGTCTTCAATCCGCCCGGTTTTCCTGAATTGGTCGCGTTGCTTTTGACGGTCAGCTTGCGTTTGCTCGGCCTGCGTGGGTTTGGAACCCGGTTTCAGGGCCGCCGGTGCGGTTGTCACCTTCTTTTCCGCCGCCGACTTCATCGCCTTGAAGGCAACGAGGTCATTCAGCGCGCGGATAAGCCGGTGGTCGCCCATGGCGTTCAGTTCCTGCTCGGAAAAGCCGTATTCCCGCCCGGCGGCGCGCATTTTCACGCTTGCCGCCTGGAATACAGCGTCATCGCGGAAATCGGGAACCGCTTCCAGCAGTTTCGCCCGTTCATCCGCAATCGCCTTGGCCGTCTGCGCCTCCCGCATTCTGCGGAAATGGTCAGCAGCAACCGCCGCGTTTTTCTGGCGCTCATCCCATGCGGCCCGGCGCGCGTTGTAGTCGCGCGGGTCAAGGGCTTTCGCCAGTTCCGGCCAGTTCGGTTCCTGTTCCGTGGGCACCGCCCACACTTGCAAAGCTTCTTCAAGCTGGGTTTTCAGGGCTTCCGCGTTTTCCCGCGCAGCGGCGGCGGCGCGCTTTTCTTCCGCAACCTCCGCCGTCTTGCGGCTGTAATCCTGCCGCATCAGAAACCCGTCGCGGATTTCCTTTGCCGTCAGTTTCCGCTTTGCCCCATCGAAGTCCACCTCGATTGACGGTTCCTCCGTTTCCGGGGAATTGTCGCCTGTCTCCGGTGCTTCGCCCGCTTCCGCTTCCATGCCGTCCGAATTGTCGGTTACCCCGGTTTCTTCCGGCTGGGTCGCTTCCGCGGTGGTGTCATCCGCCTTCATCAAGCGTTCGACTGCCTGATCGAGTGTGATTGTCCCTTGCGGGGTCACTTCATCGCTCATTGCTTTTCCTTTTCGGCCTCGTCATGCGCCACGCTCGCAAAACGCGCCTTGAGTGACTGGATTGCGTGGTATTCGGCCAAAGCTGTTGCGCGGTCCTCTTCGGTTGTCGCGCGCGCCATGACCTTTTTCGTCAACTGCGCCTCAATCGAGGCCAGCAATTCCTTCAAATCCGCATCCCTGGCAAGGGCCGCGATGCGCCTAGAGTTCATCATACCCAACCGGGGGCGCACTGGGCGCTTTCATCTGGTCGCGCGCAAGATCGTCCTGCATTGCAACCTTCTTGCGCTCGAGGTCCAGCTTTTCGCCGTCCGTGTGGATATTGGCCGCCGCCGTAGCCGCCTGCCGCTGTTCCGCCTGGTGGCGAATGGCCAGTTCAGCCATGGCCGCCTCATGCGCCCATTTGGCCTTCTGCGCATCCAGCATGATCCGAGCGCCGCTTTCCTGCCGCAGCACTTCCGCTTGCGCCTTGATCAGTTCCGTTTGCGGGTCCGGCGGCGCGGGCTGCGGCGGTGGCATGGTTTGCGGGTCAACAAGGAACGGCTCAACAGACTTGAATCCATAGGTTGCCATCATCCGCTGCGCCGTCGCGTAAACCTGCTTTTCGCTGGCCATGCGGCTTCCGCCCGCCATCAGTTCCCGCTGCAATTGCCCCATGATCATGAGGCCCTGCCGCGTATTGTCGCGGTCCGCGCTGCCCATGCCGACACGCACAACCATATCCGTCCGGTCGCGCCATGTGCGGGGGTTCACGTCCACCCAATTCCCGCCCAGCTTGATGGCCAGCTCCTTCATCGGCCCCGCCCGCAGGTCGCGGTGAATACCCAGGAACAAGTCCCGAATGCCGGTTTCCGCCATGGTCCGCGCGATCAGCCGAAGCTTGCGCGTCCCCGCGTCCATGATCTTCTGAATGCCCGTCGCGGTCTTGTTCAGGCTTTCGCTGTCAAGCCCCTGGTTGTAGCGCGTGGCGCCCGTGCGGGCTTCCTTCAGGTTATCCATGCCCTCAATCAGCGGAAGCGTCGTGGCGACGATGCTCGGCGGGGTATACCAGTTGATCATCGCCCCGCCCGTGCGCACCGGCGCGCCATGCGACGGGTTCACCAGATCCTGATAGGTATGCTCACTCGCCTGCGTTTCGTCGAAATACGGCCGGCCAAAGTTCGTCGCATAGATGTTATCCAGCGAGTGCCGCATCAGGACCGTTTTCACCCTGGCGATATCGTCCACGATTTCCGCGACGCTGCGGCCGACATGCCTGTGCGGGACCAGATACGGCGACAGCGCGGAAAACGGGATTGACCCGACTTCCTCAACCGCGTCATCGCCGTTCTTCCATTTCATGATCGTGCCGCCGTCGCCGATCGCCCAAACCCGCACCAGTTCCGCAACATCGTCGCCATCGATGTCTACCCGGCAATAAGCCTCGTAAACCTCAACCTCCTCTGTGGCCTTGTCGCCGGTCTGCGATACCTGGAATTCCTCCAGATCGTTTGTGCTGAACCGCCCTTCACGCTGTTCCGACACTTCGGACGGCGCGTTTGCCGCCTCGATGCTTTCCGACGCAAACCCCATGGCGCGCAGGTCGCTCTTACTCATGCGCGTCTTGTGGCCGCAGCACGGGACGCCGTCGAGGGAAAGCCGGTTCCAGCGCGGGGTGACGAAAAACTCCTCCTGCGGAATGGGCCGGATCACATAGCGCTTTTCCGCCGCGACGCAGCGCAGCTTAATGCGGATCGGCGTGAATTCCCCGGTTTCCGGGTCAAGCCCGCCTTCTTGCTCAAGGATATCGTATTCGCCGGCCTTCCCCCCAAGGATGCCCAGCATTTCCTCCGCCGACAGGTCCGCGTATTCCTCGATTTCGACGCGCCGCTTTTCTTCCCAGCCGCGCCGAATGTAAGCGTTTTGCTGGATCAGGGCTTCCTTGATCCACACATACAGGTTTTCAAACCCGTCATTCTTCTGCCAGAAGATATGGCTAACGACTTGGCTTTCCTGCCGTGCCGCTTCCTCGTCCTCAAAGCCGACCGGCGAAAACTCAACAATCTCCTCGGTCGCCGTGAAAACATCCATGATGTCCGGCAGGATGCTGTCCACCGCGTCCGAAACGTCAGTGGATACAAACTTGCTGCGGTCCTTCTGCTCATCCCCGTAAGGCTCGCCCATGTAGCGGTCGAACAGTTCGGCCCGCTTGGCCTGCGAGGTTGAGGATTGCGCGTCCTGGATCATCTCCACAATGGCGGCGCGGGTTTCTTCGTTCATGCGTTACACCATTGAAAAGCGCGGGACCGGCATGGCGCTGGTCACGCGACGTTGTGTCAAGGTCGGGAATATATCCATGCAGGCCCAGACCAGCGCGTCAACCCGGTCAGGGGACCAGCCCGCCACCTTGCTGTCAAACCCCGTTGTGACAGCGCAGCACTGATCTTCCAGTTCCGGGAATGCCCCGATATGGAACATCTTGCCGCGCTCATATAGCGCCGCGACAGGTTCGGCCCGAACAACCTTGCCGCGCGTGGCCCTCACGGCCCTGTAAGGCAGGTCAGGGGCTTTGGCGCGCAGCACGCTTTCCACCATGTCCCCGCCCTGGTTCACTTCCCCGATTACCCTGTCCGCGTCCAGTGACGAATACAGCGAGGCCACACGTTGTGCCCATTCCTCGGGGCGGTATTTGCCGCTTTCATCCGCAAGCACGTAGCCGTTGCCATCCGCGCCCAAGCCGACCGCCACAATTCCCGTTTCATCCGCCCCCGGCGTTGTTGATATGGCCGGGTCAACCCCGATCACAATGCGCACCATGTCCACGGGCCACCGGCCATCCGCCTTGAGAACCGACCGCTTGAAGAAGATGCGCTTCCACAGGGCTTGCTCATCGTCGCTCACATACTCGCCCAGAAGGAACCGCCGGCGTTGCCGCTCGGGCAGGCTTTCAAGGTCCGCAAGGTAGTCCCCCGAAAGGTTGGCGCGGTTGTCATACGGGTTGACCGTGGTCACGCCGTATTGCGCCCGGTCGATTACCTTTTCGTCCTGCGGGTCAATGCCCTCGATCCACAGGCGATAGGTCCAGTGCATCCGCGTTGTGGGGTTCAGGTCCGCATAAAGCCTTTGTGAAAGCGGCGGGCCGTCAACCGTATTCACAACCTGGGCCAGGCGCGACCTAAGCAACAAGTGCGCGCCATACAGGATTTCCGACGCCTCGTTTTCGAAGATCGTCACATACTCGTTGCCGAGGATGCGCTCCATGGCCTTTTCATCGTTCAGGCCGCCCACCCAGATTTCAGACCCATTCGGCAACAGGAAGTAACCGCCGTCATGTTCCTTGAAGCCGGGGCAGGGGACATCTGGCCAATCCAGCGCCCAAACCTTCGGGAAGGTGTCCTTGACGATTGCCCGCTTGGCCGCCGTGCCTTCCTTGCGCACGATCAAGTGCCGCGATTTCGGGGCAAACAGCGCGCGGTCCTGTATGCACTTGATCAGCAGCGCCGTCTTGCCGCTGCGGGAACCGCCGTAAAGCAGGTTGTAACGCTTGCCTTGCGTAAGGGTTTCATCCAGGGCGCGTTGCTGGCCTGGGTTCGGGGTAAACGTCACAGCTTGGTGACCCGTTCCCCGATATGCAGGTGAATGCCGCCCCCGCCAACATCGACGTCCAGCGGCAACACGCGCCCAAGCAGGGATGCGAATGCCTTGACGTCCTCGCTGGCCACCTTGAACAGATAC